AAGTTACATTAACTTATGCTGGATCTACAAGAGTAGGACAAATAGTTAATATAGATACAAGACAAGGTGGACAGACTTATCTGTTTACTTTATTAGTGAGGTTCTAATGGCTGTAGGTAGAAGTATTGAAAATATAAGTAAAGATCTTACTGGTAATTTAGAAAGGGATTTGAATATTTTTGTGCGAACAGTAATTACTGATTTATCTACAAAACAGAATAGTCCTGTTGATACTGGATTTTTTGCTTCTAGTTGGACAGCAAGTACACAAAGACCTAGACCAGATCAATCTAGAAAAGAATTTGCTCCGTGGAGTAATATTAAACCTTCAAGAGATGGTACGGAAGCTCCAGGTGCAGTAGTTGAACCTAGATTCCTTGATACATTATCATTTAATTTCAAACCCTTTTCAAAAGTATTCATTGGTAATAGATCAGAATATGCAGCTAGAGCCTTGGCATCCCCCAGAAGTGGAGTACCTCAATATGTGCAAGGAAAATTAGGAAAAATAATTAATGAAGTATTTACAGACAAGAAACCAAAATTAGCCGTTGGTACTTATGGTTCTGGAGTGAAATATGAATCTAAGAATGTAAGAGACTTGCAAGGTTTCGGTTTATTTGGTGGTACTGATGATGTATTTGTTGATTACACTAATCCATGACTTTAGTTAACACCAGAGCAGCTTTTGAAAAAGCAGTAACAGACGCAGTTGCAGCAGTAGACGCTACTGTTGAAATGGTTTACGACAACATGATTTATAAAACACCAGGAAAAACTAAAAAATATATTGTTATGTCTGTTGATTTTGCACAGGCAACAACTCAAACACAGGGAGCATCACAGGATTTTTATTCTGGTGTTATTCAATGCAATATTTATGTTCCAAGAGGAAAAGGTACTTCTGTGCTGTCTACTTTAGGCGAGGCAGTTATTGATGGACTTACTTCTGTTAACGCTTCTAACTACACTGATACATTTAGTTGCACTCCAAGAGTTCTTGATGTTGTTGGAGTTACACCGATTGAACGTGATGATTCCTCACATTTCTTAGGCTTAATATCTTGTCAATTTACTGCCAACGCTTAGTATAATGATAATAGCTATACATTAACATGACTAGAGCAGTTGATCTTTTAAAAAACAAGTTTGGAGTTTCTCAACTTTATAAACATGATATTAAAGAAGATGATGAGATTATTCTTTCTGTTTACTGGCATCCATTAACTATTGCAGAACGAGAGGCAATACAGAAAAAAAGTAATTCTGATGATGTAAATGATTATGCTTTGCAGATGATGATTGAAAAAGCCATAGATAAAGATGGTACAAGATTATTTCAAGATGGCGATAAGGCTTCATTAAGAAGAGAAATATCAGCCTCTATTCTTGAAGAAATACAATTAGCCATGGTTAATACTGGTGCTGATAAGGAGGTAAAAGAGGCTAAAGCCGATTTGAAAAGCTAATAAAGATTGGCAGTTTTTATTTTCTTTAGCAAAGACATTACATAAAACTGTAGCTGAATTATGTGAAACATTAACTATTGAAGAGATGATAGGTTGGGCTGCTTATAACGAAATTGAAAATGACGAATATAAAAAACAACAAGAACAAGCACAGAAAGTTAGTGCTTTACGAGGTAAAAAGAGGTAATATAGAGAAAATGTTTTAGTTTTTATAGCAAGTGGCTAATTATAATGTAGATATTGCTGTTGCCATAAAGGGTGCTCAAAAATTAACACAATTTACGCAAAGAACAAAAGCATTAGGAATAGAGATACAACAATTAAATAAATTTATTAAATTTTTTCAACAAGATAATGTTGGTTTAGTAAAAAGTGTTGATAATCTTAACTCTGCATTAGCAGCAGCTAAAGCTAATTTTAATGCTGCTGCGTCAGGAACTTCACTTAAAGAAAAAGCAGCACGACAATTAATTATTGCAGAGAAGGAACTAAATAAAGAACTTAAAGAACAACAAACTCTTTTACAAAAATTAAACACTACACCACTTCCTTTACCTGGCACAGGTCGTGGAAGAAATCGTAGTCCTCAAAGTTTTAAAGATAGAAACATGAAAGGTAAGCGATCTTCGCTTGTACCAGGAGAAAGTTTATTTGGACAAAGTGTAACTGTAGAAGGTGGTGCATCTGGAAGATCAAGGCAAATTCTTGCAGAGGAACAAGCATTACAAGAAGCATTGGCAAGAATGGATCAGAGAGATATGAAATTAACTGGTCAAAGTGTAAATATTGAAAATAGGCTTAAACAAGCATTAGCAAAACAAACTGCAAATAGAAAAAAAGCTGAAAAAGAAATAATAAAAATAAGAGAAACGGCTGATAAAAAAAGAGAAGCAAACCGAAAAAGAACAGATCAAGCAAGAATAAGAACAGAACAATTAATTGCTCAAGATCGAATAAATCAAAGAGGTCGTATTGCACCAAATGTTCCAACTATAGGTTCTTTAGCAGGTGGATTTAATTTAAGAAGTCAGTTTGCAGAGGGCGGTGCTTTTGCAGCCACTAGAGGACAAAGAGTTAGAGGTGCTCTAAGTAGTGGTTTAATTGGTGGTGGTTTTCCGTTGTTATTTGGTCAAGGAGGAATAGGTGCTGCTGGTGGTGGTATTGGTGGTTTAGCTGGTGGTGCTTTAGGTGGAGGGTTTGGTTTTGGTTTATCTATTGTTGGTACTGCAATAGCTCAACAAATACAACAGACTCTTGATTTCAGAAAATCTATTAGAGAACTAAATAAAGAAATGCAAGAGATGGGTATAAGTTCAAATATTAGTGGATCACAGGTAAGACAACTAGGTAAGTCTTTGGGTATTACAAAAGAAGAAGCCGTAAAAGCATTGCAAGAGTTCAAACGATTTGGAAATGATGCAGTATTAATTGCCAAGAAGTTTGGTGGAGATTTTGGTAAATTTGATGCTCTTACACAAGCAAATACAGTTGAATCTGCTTTATCAGCTATAAGAAAAATTAATAAAGATTTGACATTAGAAGAGGAGCTTAGACTTGTATTGTCAATTCAAAGAAGAGGAGTTGAAGCAACTATAAATGATGTTCTTACAGATACTTTAGATAAACAGAAACAATTAGATACAGAAGGTTTTGGACAGGGAGTAGGTGGTCGTAAAAGACCAGCAGTATTAAGAAGAGAAAGAGAACAATTAAATGAAATAAATACAGAAAATGCTCAACTTATAGACAAATTTACAATTATTAGAGATTTGCAAGATCAAATAAGAATTGCAAGTGAAGAAAATTCATTTTCAATAGTAAAAGGTTTACAAGATGTAAATGCTGAAATAAGAAAATTAAATAATGCACAATTTCAAATAGTTGAACTATCTAAAACACTCGGTTCTGCTTTTTCAGAATCATTCAAAGGAATAATAAGAGGAACAATGAGTGTAGGAGATGCCTTTAGAAATATGTTTATGCGTATAGCAGATCATTTCTTGGACATGGCTGCACAAATGATGGCTGCACAAATATCAAAAGGATTTCTTGGATTGTTTGGAAATATGTTTGGTGGTGCAGCTTCAAATGCTGCTCCTTTTATAACAGATACACCTCTTGGAGGTGGAGGAAGTAAATTTTTAGATTTAGCTCCTACTTTAAATTTTGCTAATGGTGGCAGACCTCCTGTTGGCAAACCTTCAATCGTAGGAGAAAGAGGTGCTGAATTATTTGTTCCTGATAGGGCAGGTACTATTATTCCAAATCATCAATTAGGTGGTATGGGTGCAACAAATATCGTAGTTAACGTAGATGCTTCTGGTTCTAATGTTGAAGGAGATGAAGATGAAGGTAGAGCATTAGGTATTGCATTATCAGCAGCTATAGAGACAGAATTAATTAAACAGAAAAGACCTGGAGGTTTACTTGCATAATGGCTACTTTTCCATCAATCACACCAACATACGGACAGCAAAAAAGATCCGCACCAAATACTAGAACAGTTCGTTTTGCTGATGGTTATGAACACAGAATATTATTTGGACTTGCTGCTCATCAAAATCCTAAAATATTTAACCTTACTTTTAATGTATCGGAAACGGATGCGGACACCATAGAGGGATTCCTTGATAGTAGAGCAAATGATAGTGCCAGCTTTACTTTTACTCCACCAGGAGAAGGTTTTACAAAAACAGGAACTTACTCTCAATCAGGAACTACAGTAACAATTACGATTTCAAGTCATGGTGTAGCTGTAGGAGATGAACTTACTATTGA